GTCGAAGGTGCAGAAGGTGCAGTAGTACAAGTACGTGTTGCTACTCGCATCGTTGAAGACGGAGAAGTAATCTCTAGCTCTTATCACCGACATGTAATCTCAGCAGGTGACGACTATTCTTCCGAACCCGCTAACGTACAAGCAATTTGTAACGCAGTCTTTGGAGCGTAATTATGTGGACTATTAAACTGCTCGAATACACCAACGACTCAGACAAAGGCGTACTGGTTGCTCATTGGGGCTGTGAGATTGTAGATGGTGATTACAGCGCATCTAGCTATGGTACTTGTAGCTTCACACCTGATCCTTCAGCGGACGACTACGTGCCTTATGAGAGCCTTACAGAGAACGATGTGATCGTGTGGGTATGGGGTCAGGTTGATAAGATGCAGACTGAGGCCGCATTGACTGCACAGATTGAAGAGCAGAAAAACCCAACAACGGAAACCGGAGTACCGTGGGCAAATTAATTGTCGAAGCAATTATTCTAGTGTGATACGATATTTTAAACCCCCTCCCTCCGCCCGGAACACCCACCGGGCTTTTTTATTTGCAAACACTTGATAAAACTGTAGAATGTTGGTAAATAGCGACAAACTTATCAGGGTTTGATAATGGCTGGATTAACATTCTTAAGAGTAGTACCCAACTCAGAGCTTGCGAAACAAGAGCAGGCTGTGGCAGATGCTGAGCTTCAGGCACGGCAGAACCAACCGTTGATACTTGGGCTAACTGCGTACCTTAAAGAATGTTGGGAAGCGGCGCGGGTGTCTAAACGTCCTATTGAGGACAGAATGCTCAAGGCGATGCGACAGCGCAACGGTGAGTACGAGCCTGAAAAACTGCAAGCGATACGCTCACAAGGCGGCTCAGAAGTCTACATGATGATTACTGACGTCAAGTGCCGAGCGGCAGAGAGCTGGTTGCGCGATATTTTACTTGATGAAGGTACGCCACCTTGGAGCATGGCACCCACGCCGCTTCCTACGCTTGACCCAGACACAGTGCAGGAGATACAGGACGGGTTCTCTCAAGAGGTTATCAAGCTGATTGAGACGACGATGCAAGCGCCAACCCCCGAAGAACTGCGTGAACTGAAGGAGATGGTGGCACAGGACTACCGCTTTAAGATCCTACGTGAGGCGCAGAACAGAACGGATGGGATGATCCGTAAGATCAAGGACCAGTTTGCTCAGGGCGGTTGGCCTGAGGCGTTTAACGATTTCATCACTGACTTGGTCACCTTCCCCTGTGCGTTTGTTAAAGGCCCGATTGTACGTAGGCAGAAAGTTCTCAAGTGGGAAGTAGACCCGCAGACTGGTAAGACAAACCCCACAGCTGCTGAAGTCATTGCGCCTGAGTACGAGCGTGTCGATCCTTTTCATATCTATCCCGAGCCGGGGATTACCAACTTCAACGAAGGATATCTTTTCGAGCATCACAAGATGCCGCGTGCTGAGCTTGCTGACTTGATTGGCGTGCCCGGTTACGATGACGATGCGATCCGTAAAGTGCTTGAGATTGGTAATGGTCAGAGCTGGATAACCGATTCGTACGAGCTAGCCAAGGACGAGGAAGAGTCTAAGTTCTATACTGAGATGCGACCCACCGAAGTGTTTGATGCGCTTGAGTTCTGGGGATCTGTCAGTGGTGAGATGCTTATTGAGTGGGGCATACCTGAAGAAGAGATTGATGACCCTGCTAGAGAGTACGATGCGAACGTGTGGATTGTGGGTAACTACGTAATCAAAGCGATTCTGAACTACGATCCGCTAGGCGAGAAGCCATACAGCAAGACGTCTATGTTTAAAGTCCCCGGCGCATTTTGGGGACGCGGCATTCCAGAAGTTATCGAGGATGTTCAGAACGTCTGTAACGCAGCTGCTCGCGCACTGGTTAACAACATGGGTATCGCTTCAGGTCCACAGGTCGAAGTCAACATCGAGCGCATACCGCCTAACGAAGACATCACCAACCAGTACCCGTGGAAGATCTGGCAGGTTACGAACGATCCGGTTGGGTCAAGCGCGCCTGCGGTTAGGTTCAACCAGCCCAATGACAACGCGGCGACTCTGATCGGTGTGTATGAGAAGTTCAGTATGCTTGCTGACGACCACTCGGGCATTCCTGCGTATGTGTCGGGTAACATCGACGTTCAGGGTGCTGGACGCACAGCGTCAGGGCTATCCATGCTTATGGGCTCTGCTGGTAAGGGCATACGACAGATTGTCATGCACATCGACAACGATGTGATTAAACCGATTGTGCATCGGCAGTACATTTACAACATGCGGTACGACACAGACGAGTCGATTAAAGGTGATGTTCAGATCCAGCCGCGCGGCGCGATTAACTTAGCAATCAAGGAAACTACCAACGTACGTAGGATTGAGTTTCTTAACGCGACTGCTAACCCTGTTGATGCTGAGATCATTGGTAAGGAAGGCCGTGCGGCAATACTTAGAGAGATTGCTAAAGGGCTTCAGATGCCTGTTGATGACATCATACCGACTAGAGAGAAAGAACTTTATATGCTTCGATCCGAAGCGAATATGGCTGCACAGCAGGCGCAAGCACAAGCCCAACAGCCAGCACCAGTACCAACACAGCCTGACGGTACTCCGAAAGGTGGAATGCAGGCTAACACAGTTATGAATCGTGATACGGGAGGAGCGGGGTGATAAAACCTGATCCACGCATAATTCAGCAACTTGCATCTATTGCGACCCAACATCCAGACGTTGTGGTGTGGTTGGAGCAATGGCGTCAGCATGAGCTGGAGCAACTTCCGTATGCAACAAACAGTCCGGCGCTTTATCAGGGGCGGTGTCAGACATTGAACGAGCTTGTTAAGTTCGTTAAAGAGTCCCCTACAATCATGGCAAAGTCACGATGACTCGCCTTACTTAATTAACGCACACCGATAGGAGCGTAACATATGGCACTACCAGAACAACTTCGCAAACAGACTGAGGCAGTACAGGAACTCTATAAGCAGATGGAAGAATCTGCGGGCGATGAGCAGGCTATTGTGGCCGAGCCGGAGCAAGAAGTTTCCAAAGCCGACAGTGCTGTACAGGAAGATGTACAACAACCCCCTACCAAGATGGAGCAAAAGGTAGAGGAGCCTAAGTCCGAAGAAGATTATGTTCAGAAGTACAAGACCCTACAGGGTATGTACAACGCAGAAGTACCGCGTCTGCATTCTCAGAATCGTGATTTGACTAACCGCGTTCAACAGTTAGAGCAGTTGCTAGCTTCGATGAATGCACAACCTAGTAAGGATGAACCAGCCCAAGAGAAGTATGTCACTGACAGCGATATCGAGGAGTATGGTGATTCTATTGATATGATGCGTAAGGTATCTCGCGAGGAGCTTTCTGCTGCGGCACGTAAAATTGCTCAGTTGGAAGGAACCATTAAGCAGTTACAATCAAGCGTCATCCCTCAAGTACAGCAGGTTGCGCAGCGGCAAGCCGCTTCATCCGAACAGCAGTTTTGGTCTGACCTGACTGCGGCAGTGCCCGATTGGAGAGACATCAATGACAATCCCGACTTCCAGTCTTGGTTGTTACAGGTCGATCCACTGACAGGCATTAATCGTCAAACCTATCTTGAGGATGCTCAGCAGAATCTTGACTCTCGCCGTGTTGCGAGCTTCTTTGAGACTTGGTCGGGGTTATCTGGCAAGTCAACTGTTGCTCAAAACAAAAATGTCACTAACTCTGAACTCGAAAGACAAGTAGCTCCGGGCCGCGCTAAAAGCGGTGGAGCACCTACAAACAACTCTGCTAAAATGTACGCACCCGGAGATATCAAAAAATTCTTTGAGGACGTACGCAAAGGTAGATATGTAGGTAAAGAGGCAGAGCGTGATCGGATAGAAAGCGATATCTTCGCGGCACAACGCGAAGGTCGTATTCAAAATGGTTAATTAGTTAAGGAGATTTAACATGAGCTTTCCAGTAGCTTCAGGCCGCGCAAACTACAGCGGCAACTTCATCCCCGAGATTTGGTCGGGCAAATTGATTGAAAACTTTTACGACGCAACCGTATTAGCTGCAATCGCAAACACTGACTATGAAGGTGAAATTCGTAGCATGGGTGACACGGTTAACATCCGTACCACTCCCGAGATCACCATCAAGGACTACGTAAAAGGCCAAGCTATTCAGGTTGAAAACCCTGATAAGCCTAAGCTCCAGCTCGTTATCGACAAAGGTGAGTACTTCGCTTGCGTTGAAGACGATGTTGATCGTATCCAGTCAGATATCAAACTGATGGACACTTGGTCGAAAGACGCTTCTGAGCGTATGAAAATCAAGATTGACCAGCGCGTTTTGGTTGACATGCTTCCTGATATCTCTGCGTTGAACAAAGGCGCGACCGCTGGTCGTATTAGCCAGAGCTTCGACTTGGGTACTTCAGGCGCTCCGTTGACTGTATCTAAGGATGGCGCTTCTAGCACCACTTCTGTTATCGACTTGATCGTTGATATGGGTACGGTTCTTGACGAAGCTAACGCTCCTGAGAGTGACCGCTTTATCATCATCCCTGCGCGTATGGCTGGTCTTATCAAGAAGTCTGAACTCAAGGATGCTTCACTTACTGGTGACGGCACTTCTATCGTTCGTAATGGCCGCTTGGGTATGATCGACCGTTTCACGGTTTATGTATCACACAACTTGAATGTATCTGGCTCTGGCGCTGCTGCAAAGTATGACGTCGTAGCTGGACACAAGATGGGCTTTACCTTCGCTTCACAGATGACTGAAATGGAGACTCTCCGTTCAGAAACCACCTTCGGTGACATCATCCGTGGCTTGCAAGTGTATGGCTACAAAGTTGTTAAACCTGAAGCGTTGTCTACTGCTGTAGTAACCTTGAGCTAAAATAGGGGCTTCGGCCCCTAGTTAATTAGGAGATTTAGAAATGACTGCATATACTGACTCATTGGGCTTCGACAAAGGTTCTGCCGCGTTGCCCGTAAATTCTGGCCTGCACCGTTTGTCTTTGGTTTCGGTCGAAATGGACTTCGCTGATATCGTTGCTGCTCGTTCAGCGGCTGGTGTTGCTGCGCTTGTTGCTACTGATACTCTTCAGGTAATTCCTTTGCCTGCTAAGTGTGTTGTACTGGCTGGTGGTATCGACGTAACTTCTGCTGAGACTACCAACACAACGGCTACGTTTGACTTTGGTTTTACTGGTGGTTCACCTGCGGCGGCTAACGCTTATGGTAACGACATTGCGTCTAACGCAGTTGCGTTCACTGGTACTGACCTAGCTAACCCAACCATCGTGACGGCTGCTGATACTGTAGACCTGTTGTTGAACACCGCAGTTCCTACTGACGCAGTTATCCGTTGCTGGGTACTCGTTGCTGATTGTAGCTAATACTAGGGGCTTCGGCCCCTAATTAAAGGAGAGAACTATGTCTGTTTATAAGGGCACTACTTATTCTAACCTAACTGCAATAAACGCAACGGTTGATAACTTAACTGCAACAGGTGTTGTTACAGGAAGCGTAGACGCTACTGGTGGGTACTTACAGATCCCTACTGCCGTGGCTACTACTATTGCTGATATCAGTGCCTCGATCAACACGGCTAACAAAGCCGCAGGTAGCGTTGTCTTTGACACTACGAATAGCAAACTTAAAATTGCTACTGGTGGAAATGCTAACTCTACTTGGGTTGATGCCGATGGCGCTAACGCTGTAACGCCTAGCTAATAAAGGGGCCTCGGCCCCTGCTTCTTTTCAGGAGATTTTTGATGGCCATCAAAGTAAGAAACAATGCTGTTTCGATAATTCCAACTGCTATATCTAGCACAGCAACCAGCATCACAGTCACTTCTGGCGATGGTTCATTATTCCCCATTCTGGGTACAGGCGATTATTTCTACGCCACCCTAGTAAGCGTAACAGGTGCTTACGAGGTAGTTAAGGTCACAGCACGGGCTGACAATGTCATGACCGTAGTGCGTGCCCAAGAGGGCACTTCAGCTGTACCGTTCCCTGCCAACAGCAGGTTTGAGCACAGACTAACAGCTGGCACGATAGACGATATAATTGAAGCAGGCGACGAAGCCTCTGACATCACGTTTGTACCGTACAAGAACATATCTTCAACCAACGTACAGGCTGCTATCCAAGAAGAGATTGATGACCTTGAGGCGTCAACTGGCGCGGCCCTGATTGGTTTTGCACCTACCGTAGACGTTACATCTACTAATGTTCAGGCGGCGATTGCAGAAGTCGGCACACGCTTTGGTGCGGCGTACCAAAATAAGTACACAGGCAACGGGTCTACTGTTGCATTTACGCTAAGCTCTACCCCAGTTGGTGAGAACAACACACAGGTATACATCGACGGTGTATACCAAAGCAAGGACAACTACACCGTAAGCGGCACGACCCTTACTTTTTCTACTGCACCGCCTTTAAACTCTGAGGTCGAGGTCATTGTCTTTGAGACCACATCCATCGGCGAAACTTCAGCCGACTTGGTCACCTATACTCCGGCAGGACTTGGAGCAGTCAATACGACCGTAAGGTCCAAGCTAAGAGAGACTGTATCGGTCCGCGACTTTGGTGCAGTAGGTGACGGTGTTACCGATGATACAGCGGCTATTCAGGCTGCTATTGATGCTGCTGATTCTGTCTATTTTCCATCTGGTACATATAAAATTACCGGATCACTTGCTTTGAACGCCAACAACAAATTATTAGGTGAAGCTACAAGAACTGCGGCAATTAAGCAATTTACAGCAGCAACCCCTGTGTTAGTACTGTCAGCTTTAGCTGATTATTGCTCAGTGTCCGACCTATTATTATTTGCTGATGCGGGAGTTTCTTCTGGTATTACGCTTGTTACTTGCGAAGGAAGCCACAATGATTTCACTAGGGTTAGATTTTCTACGGCTGCCAATGGTATATATTTTGATACTTGTTATTATAATCTAGTAACCCATTGTGACTTTAATAATCTTTCAAATTCAGGGGTTGAGTTTGAAGGCACAACCTCACCAGAGGGAGCTAACGCAAACACAGTTGCTGACTGCACTATAGGCTCTATAACTGGTACAGGAATTGTTGTAGGGACTTACGCTTATTCAAACATTATTACTAGTTGTGCGTTTGAATCCATTACAGGCGTAGGGGTAAATAATGACGGGAAGCGTACAGTAATTTCAAACTGCTACTTTGAATCTATTTCTTCTTGGGATATTGATGCAGTGTCTACTGGCGGTCTGTTGGCTACAGGCAACTACACCAATGATTTAGCTAATCATATAAATGACACCGCACCTAGAGCAAATATCGTACAACTACATGATACATCTAGTGGAGATTTTATCTACAGACTTGGGCCAGTTACTTTAGAAAGTAACGGTACCGCTAATATAGATGTTAAACCTACCGATGGTGTTACAACACAATTACTCGGACTAACTAATGTCAATATAGATGGCCCTCAAGTAAGGTCGGATAATTTAATTGTGGACACCCTTGGTCTTGTAGGTAAGACTTCATCATCTCTTGCTACGGCAGGAGTGGAGCTTTCTCCCGCAGGGTATGTTGCTGCAACGTGTAGTGGCGGTACCGCTGCTTACCTTAGAAGAACAACATCAGATGGGGATATACAAAGATTTAACCGAGATAGCACGCAAGTTGGTTCCATCAGTGTTACATCTACTGCAACAGCCTACCACACGAATAACAATAATGTTTTTTGGACAAGCGGCTCAGGGACACCAGAAGGTTCTGTAACAGCTAGTGTGGGGTCTTTATATACTCGTACAGATGGTAGCGCCTCAACAACCCTGTACGTCAAAGAGTCTGGCGTAGGTAACACGGGCTGGGTAGCTAAGTAATGTCTAAATCACAGAGACTAACATGATCCTAGAAACCTTCAATAAGCTATTCGAGTACAAGTCCGAACAGGGCGACCAGTGGCGTATTCTCAAGCAAGACTCTGACGGTTTATTCCGTGGGGATTGCGAAGACTTCGCGCTTTCTGTTTTGTACTATGTCATTGCGGAAAAGTCTCTGTTTAAATTCTGGGAGCTATTGGCCACTAGAGCTAAGAT